TCAGATTTTTGTCAAATACTTCTTATCAACTGCCCCGGTAATTGCCCCGGTTTTCTGCGTGGAAATCACGATTCTGTTACCGCTGATTTCACGCACATAGAGGGTTGAAGAATAAACCCACGAAGAAAATTTTGTGCTGCTTCCATATACCGGGGCATTGGAAGCCAGCTTCACCTTATCACCAACCGCAAGGGAAGCCGCTGCTGATCCGCTGGAAGAAACAGCTTTTCCCTGTTCCGTAGTGATATAGGTATCAAATCCGGCTGCTTTCAGCTTTGCCGCCATAGCATCAGCATTTGCTTTCTTGCTATATGCTCCAACCTGAATTTTGTAATAGCCGCCCGCCTGAACCATGTAAGTATCAAAGCCCGCTGCCTTTACCTTTGCAAGCTGTGCATCAGCGTTTGCCTTCTGCTTGTATGCCCCGGTCTGTACTCTGTAAAGAGTGCCGGAAGGCTGCTGTGAACCGCCACCCAAACGGGAAGTAACCTTTGCCGCAAGATCGCCCATGCGGGCATACATCCAGTTTCCGGGGCAACTCTTATTTGCAAACCAGCGGTGAACGGTAAGAACCATTTCATCAGCGGCGGGGCTATAATTCAAGGTCTTGTCTTTATCCCCGAACCAAAGAAGTTTGGTTTTGCCGTTACGCTTGCAAATATCTTCACAAAGGTCAATCAGACGATTGTAAACAACATCCTTGAAAGCGTAAGGTTCGGTTGTATCGCTTGCACATTCGATTGTAACCGCCCTCTGATCGTTGGCATTACTTGAAGTACACCATGAACGATTTCCTTCATCAACATACAAAGCGACTTTTCCATCAAGCCCAATTCCGTAATTGGAAGAAGCCTGTCTTTCAACGGGTGCAAAAATTTCACCCAACCTTTCAACTGTCACCTGTCCTACCACGCAATGCGGCGTGATACGGTCAATCGCCATTTTCCTTTTGCCGGAATGGTTCGGTGAAAGTTTGGTATATACAACCAATCCTGAATTACTCATTTTCTTTATCTTCACTTTCTGCCTGTTTCTTCAAAACTTCAATAGCCTTTACGATAACCGAAGGGATAGGCACACCCATCAGCCCCGCATTTTCGATAATGGAAATCGTTTCATTCGCAACGAAAGCGATCACAACCGCATCACGGATGAAGTTAGAACCCATTACCACATCAAGGCGGCAAGCTACCAGCACCACAAGAAGGGTAACGCCTTTTCTGCAAAGCCCCTTCCATCCGGCACGGCTTTCAAGTGTTCCGTTTTCCGTCTTTTCGGATTTATGGAACACACCCGCCACAATAAGCCCGGTCAGATAATCAATTCCCATGAAAATCATCAGGGTAATAAGGGCGGCATCCCACCCGCCAAACAGGGAAGCAATCACACTTCCGATAACGCCGATTCCCGTACAAATTCCTTCTTTCATATTCAATCTTCCTTTCTTTGTTGGTGGTAGGCAAGCGAAAACCCGCACACAAGGCTTATATAAGCCCCATATGCGGGTTTTTAGCTTGTCTGTGATAGTTTCCTTGCCCTCGACTTATTCAGCCAGTTCAGGGCAATCAAGGTCAATCAGAACCTGCTTCACCTGTTCCTGAATTCTCGCCGGAACATCAGTAAAGGTTTTCTTGCCCTTGACAATCAGGGTTGCATAAACAACTGCCATTTCTGCCACATCCTTTCTGAACAAAATTTTTATGATAAGATTGGTAATCAATCTGTATCACCTTCAACCAAAGCCTGAACCGCTGCTTTCAATTTTTCCGGCACATCATCAAGGGTTTTCAAGCCCTTTCTGATAAGGTCAGCATATACCTTTGCCATGATTTTTCACCCCTTCCTTATCCCATCATTTCATAGACTTCACATAACGCAAGCTGTGTATCTGTGATCTGCTGCTGCAACGCCGCATTGTCCGTTGCCTGTTGCAAAATGAATTCGTCCTTGCTGTACTGAATCATGTTGAATTCATAGCCCACGAATTCATTTTCTTCACCGACATTTTCAGAAATTTTCTGAATGTTGGTGTGCTGCCAAACGCTGAAATCATCAATCACAATGGGTTCAGGCTTGACGGTGCTTCTTACTTTGCCATAGTCAACCATGTTTTACGCCGCCTTTCTTTTATATTTTTTGGTTTTGACAACATCCCGATAGTATCGGTCTGCATCGTCTTGAATTGGTGCAATGTACTTTTTCCGCAAGCGGTAACTGTCACAATGCTTTAGCCATCCTTTATAGGAATTTACGGAACACCATTCAGAATAGTTCATCATCTGCCCGCTTGCTGTTTTCTCCCTGATTGCCACCATCTTTTTCTTGAAGTTGGTGCAACTGCTCTTGCGAAGCAAGGTATAATTCAGGAAGGTTCGATAACCGACAAAATCAACACCCCGCACATAGGAAGGGAACACTTGCCAATTCCCTTTAACAGTCAACCGCAATTCCCGCATGAAATAAACATCAATTTCCCGTTTCAGGGCATGAAGTTCTTCTTTGCTGCTGCCGAAAATCACAATATCATCCATGTAACGGAAGTAGTGCTTCACCCGCTTTTCTTCCTTGATCCAATGGTCAAAATCAGAAAGATAGAAGTTCCCGCAATATTGGGAAAGGTAATTCCCTATTGGTATTCCGGTTTCTTCATCAACATCTTCATCCAAGAACCAAAGATCACGAATATCTTCAATGTTAGCGGTGCAAATGCTATCTATGATTTCATCCAACAACCAAAGCAATTCACCATCTTTGAAAAGCCGTCTGAACTTTGCTTTCAAAATATCGTGGTTTATTGAAGGATAATAATGCCTTACATCCAGCTTCAAGCAATATTGACAATTCGGAACATCCTTCCACATTGCATCTTGAACATCGTGCAACGCTGCGTGAATTCCTCTTTTGGGTATCGCTGAATAGGTGTTCTTTGTCATGTGCCGCATCAAATACGGTTCAATAACTTGCAGAATCGCCCATTGACAAATACGATCCGGGAAGTAGGGTAGTTTGAAAATCTCCCGGTCTTTGCCGCTGTCATGCTTGATAAATTTTTCGTAAGGTGAAGTTTGGTAGGTGTGATTGATAAGCATTTCTTGAAGGCGTTTCAAATAGCCTTCAACATCCGCATCAACCGCTTTTACTTCCTCATACCATCCCTTTCCCTTCCGTGCGTTCTGGTGTGCTTTGCGTAGGTTATCCATAGAATAAATCTGTTCATATAGATTCCCATATCGCTTCATTGTTGAATGTTCCTTTTGTATGCACATCAGCCGAATCTTCAACCTTTGAAAATTAACTTTCAAAGTTTACCAATACGACAAATTTTATTTTTAACTTCCCCCTTTCGGGGGCTGTCTGTTTTGCCATGTGGCACGGTCTTTCAGGAATACAGATATATCATTGAAACAGCCGGGGAAAATTCCCCGGCTGAATCGTGCATTTACTAACTGCCTGCTGATATTCCGATTACGATTAGAAGTAGCATTATTCAGATTCCAATAGAAAGTACCTGCATTAGCACTGTTATTCCATTTACTGCCTAATTTAGTAACCTTTTTCATGGTTTCTGTTTTAGTGCCGTCTGTTTAACCGGATTGTAAACAACAATACTCCCTGAACTACCGATTTTATTTAATTGTTCAATGTTTGTTCAACGGTGTTAAGCGGCTTCCTTTTTGGAAGGTACATACACCAACCGCCCGCCGATACTCCGATGACGAGCAGAAGCAGCATTATCCAGATACCAACCGAAAGCACCCGCAACAGCACCGTAAGTCCACCTACCGCCCAATCTAGCAACCCTCCAACCGGGATTACTGTTCCAAAAGTAGTCACCAACAGGAAGGTTGGAATTGCCTGTGTGTTCAGCCGGAATGAACAACCAATCATATTCTTCCGAATAGCCGAAAGCGGAAATATAGCCGTTCCCATAATCGGGGTGAATTCCGGTGTTCTTATAGGGGCTTGCCTTGCTATCATCAACAAAGCCATGATCCGCAACATAAAGCGTTCCACAATCGCCCGTGGTGAAAGTAGCCGGGTTTTCCTCGTTCATGCCGTCAATCCAAGCCCAAATGTTACCCCAAATATTTTCTTCACCACGATAGGAAACAATGTTGTAACCGTTGATATTGGTAACAGAACCGGAAGCGTTACCCAAATTCACGGTTGCCCCGGTGATCTCCGTCATGGAAGTGCTGCCATCATCTGTTTTGTTGGTAACACCGTTGCCAATCGCTTTCTGCATATCGAAAGAAGCGTATTCAATCAGCATCAAAAGCTGCGAAGCGGCGATTGTTGCAGCATACGCCTGTTCCCATCCTGCACCCCTCTTTTGTGCCAGCTTTCGGGTGTTCGCCCTTGTCAGGTTTTGCGTTAAACCGGAAGCGGGCTTTGCGTTTGCAATGCTGGAAAGCACATCAGCGGCGAAATCTGCCACTTGTGCATCATCCAAAATATAAGCATTTGCGGAAGTGTCGAACAACGAGCCTTCAAAGGCTGCAAGGTAAATATACGGGTTGACATTGCCATTTTCCACAAAGGCGGGGTGAACCTTAAAGCCGGGTTTCAGGGTGTCCGAAACATAATAGCGGGCTTTGCGGATTTTCGTTCCCTTTACGCCCTTTTCAATCACCATAGGAACAACCTTGTAATAGAATTTAGGCTGTTCAACCATCACCTGAACCTTTGTTCCGGCTGAATTCTTTCCGGTTGTGGTGTACCCTGAATCCCCATAATAGGCGGTTACTGTTCCATCATCCGCAACATTGCAGCGTTTACGCCCGCCAAAGGCATTGATTGAATCAAATCCTTCCCCCGGTGTACGGTTTACCGCCCCGGAAAGACGGGTAAATCTCTTGTTTACAAAGTCCACTTCCACCCCGTAAATATCATCAGCGGAATAGCCGATAAAGGCTTCAAGGTCTGCAATCTGCTTCTGCAAATCCTGAATATCTCCGATTGTGGCAACCGCCGCCTGATCCACTTCAAGGGAAACATTTTCAGAGTTTCCAACCGTGGTTACAAGCTGCACATACGCACCCGAAACGGTAATACCGTTATAGGCGGGCATATAACAATTCCCGGAAGTTTCCCTTGTCACGGCATAGAGGATTTCACCCTCATCAGGATCAACGGCATACAAGCCCAAAGCCTTCATGTAATACCCCGCTGTCAGTTCGGTATTTGTGAAGGCGGTTTCAACCTTGATTGCAACCTCATTTGTGCGGGTTACTTTGGAAATCAGGCTTGTTTGCTTCACATTGGAAAGTGAAGTAAGCCCTTCAAGCTGTGCATCCGTGTATGTGGTGCTGGAAGCTGAAATTTTGGTGAACTCAATGTTGCCGCTTCCCGCAATCATTTTTGCAAGCAACGCTTGCCCTTTGTTGGTGATAACCAACTTTGAAAATTCTGCCATGTTCTTTCAATCCTTTCTTATTGTTTTATTTCAATGAATTCAGAAACAACCACGCCTGAACCAACTGAATTTTTACCGCTTATGTTGAACTGTTCATTGAAATCATTGGTAATAATTACGGTTGCGGTATTTACCGCCCCGCCGCCGTGTGCCGCCAAACCGCCGACCGCAATATTTTCCTTGCTGTCATTGGTAATAAAATAATGGGCGGTGTGTATCGTTCCACCCCCGAAAGCTGCCCCGCCGCTGATAACCCGGTGTATCTGTTCATCATTGGTGATAAAGAAGGTTTCCACCGAACAAACGCCCCCGGCAACAAAAGCAAAGCCTTTTGCATCACAAGGAATTTCATTCACGGAAATAACAATCATGTTGCACGGCATCATGCCATCAATGATATGTTCCAATTCCTCAACTTGCCCGAACAATTCAAGGTTTGTCAGAATTCTAACCGTGTACTTGTCATATTCTTTTGTAACCGTGAAATCAGAATCGCCGCATAGGGCTTCCAGCTTTGCAAGGAAGGCTTTCATGGTGTAGGGGATAGTATTAAACCACCGGGCTTGAACTCTTGCACGGCGGCTTTCAAGGGTATCTTCTGTTGAAGGTAAAATGTTCAAGATTTTTTCAAACCTTGAAATTCCGTATTCATCAGCCGATTCAATGAATTCATTTTGAAGAACCCTGTCAGCGGCTTTCCATACAAGCACAAATTCAGGGTTTTCCGCTTCCAAAGTTACGGAAATTTCTTTGAAATCAGCCATGAACGGGGGTAAGTAGGAAACAAGATCAACCGTTTTTGTCATGCACTCGCCCCCTTGAACACGGGAACTTCATATTTCCCTAAAGTCAGGTTATCGGAAGCCCCGTTTATTTTGGTGCTGTCAATATCCACAATTCCCTTGATCCCCAAAAGGCGGGTTTCAATTTGACTGATACGAACCACCAAATAAGGCGAATCAGCCCACGATTTACGAAGTTCAAGCAGATAGTTTGAAATAACTTCATTGATTGAACTTTGAAGGTTCGACCATCCATAACCAGTATCAAAGGTGATATTGGTTTTCACGGTCACTTCACGATTTTTCGCACTTTGCACCTTCACAATATGCCCGATAGGGGCAACCCCGTAACCTTCCCCGGCGTATTCGTCAGGATCAATTACTTTCTGCACCGTCTTAATCAGCGTATCAGAAGCAACTTCAAAATCTGAATTCAGGATTGTTAAAAGCACCGTTCCCCCGGTTGTCAGCTTCTTATCTTTTGCGGCATTGAAAACCGTTTCAAGCCATGCTGCGGGTTCACCGCTTAAAGTAGGCTTGATTGTTTCATACCACGCTTGAACCGTTGCGGAAGGTATCATTTCAGCGGGGCGAAGGTCATTATTCCAAACCCTTGTTACTTTGGTACTTCCAACGCCCGGAATAGCATTTGTTTTTTCAAGGTAATCTTGAACATTCCCGCCGAAAGACTTTTCATTGAAGCTGTCAAAATAGCGGGTTCGTAAATCTTCCGTATCTTCTTCATCCTCGCCGGGGATAAGAACATCCGTAAGTTCAGCGGTTTCAAGCCCTTGTATATACTCAATCGGGATCATAGTTCCCAACTGCTGATTTCCGACAATTCCGGGGGTTTCACATTGCATCTGATATTCCCCATCAGCGATTTTTTCAGTAGCAATGAAATTCATTGAACCGATATTGAACCGCTGTCCGGTAACATCAATGTTTGTGGGTGTGAATTCACCCTTCAAAACAGCGTAGGTTGCTTCATAGGGGGTAATTCCTCTTTCCTTGCACCGCCTGATAAGATATTCCCTTGAAGCACTATCCCCGTATGCTTCCGCAATCAGGGTGTTCAACTCCACATAAAGCAATTCTAATTCAATCGCCGTGGGGGAATGGGTGTCAAAGATAACCGAACCTTCCCGCTTGTCGAACTTGTCAGATACCCTTTCAAGCATCCGTTCAAGGATTTCACGATAAGTTACATCATACATTTAGAAATTCACCACCTTTTCAGCAACCACATCACCGAAAACGGTATGTGCGGTAAAAGTTACAAGGATTTCACCCTTTTTTGAAATGTTAAATTCAAAATTATCCACGGTTTGAATTCTATCATCCCATGTTAGGGCTTCCGTGATTCTGCGTTCCAATTCAGGGCAAACATAAGATACGGGTTCGCCGTACAAATCAAGCAATTCAATCCCGTAATTCCACGAATACATAACATATTGGTATCGTTCCGTGTTCAGGATTTTATATATTGCCTGTTTCATTGCTTCTTGTCCGTCTGTATAGCCCCGGATCAGATTGCTTTCAAGATTCATTTTGTAGGTATGGGTTGGTTGTTCTGTGATCTCGAAATCCTGTTCAAGAAAGGCTGTGGTTGAAGGTATCATCCGATTCTATCCACCACAATATATTTTTGCCCGCCCTGCTGCCGGATAAGGATCACTTCATCACCGACAACCAACCCATTATGTACGGTGATTTGAACCTTTCCGATAGCGTGAACATGGGAAGGCACAACCGGGGCTGTTCCCCCGTCCGTGTCGCTTCCTGTGTAATAATAGTTTTTTATATTGCCCCCGGTAATGTAGGTTTTGAAGTTCGTAACATTCCGGGTAAGAATAAGCTGCCCTTCACCCAAAGGCAATTTCTGTTCCACAAGGATTTTCAAGGGGGAAGCACTTGTTACCTTTCCGAAACAGACTTCAACGGGCTTTGAAGCCTTTACCGCATCCAACGCCGCCCGTTTGATTGTTTTCATCAATTCAACTGCATCAGGCAATAAATTCACCCCCTCGAAGTGTTAAATCCATAAAATGTGAATCCAGCTTAAAGGTGTGTTTTACCTTTTCAACCAACATAAAATTTTTTACATTGGTATCACCCAAAGCAAGATTTATCACAACCATGCTTCCGGCTCTAACCCTTGTATCACCGATTGCATTTGTGATTTTCAGATTTCTTGTTTTGCTGTTGTATAGCTTCAACAGGGCATCAGCTTTTGCCTGTCCGTTTTCGCCTTTTTGCAGCGTGTCAAAATACTGCAAAACGCCCCATTGATTCATGTGGCTGCTGTCCTGTGCAATATACACTTCCCGCTTGCCTGTGTCCTCATTGTCATAGGTCAGCTTCACCTTGTTATAGGTATCGCTGTCAATGCTGGAAGTGTATTCAAAATTTTCCCCGGTTTCTTCATCAATCATCAGGTAAGCCCCCGGTTCACCCACATACATTGAAGAAATGTTTTTCAAGGTCAGCTTGCCGAAATCGTCAAACAGTACGAACATTTCTTTGCTGTTCTGCAAGGTTAAATCAAGAGCATTTTCTATCATGTCAAATAGGGAAGTATTATCTTCCACCCGTGAAGCAATCACAAACCCGGTATCTTCCAAAGTTCCCGTATTCAAAGAAAAATCCGCTGCCAGCATTTGAATGAACTGTGAAGCGGTTTTGTTCTCATAAACATAGGTATCTTTGTTATTCAGGTATCTTAATTGATCGTAGGCGGTCACTTCTATAATCTGATCCTTATCCCGCTTTTTGCTGAATACAAATCCAAAGAAAACGGGCTTGCCGTCAACTTTCAGGCGAACCGCCGCCCCTTCCTGAAAGTTGATAACGGCATCTTTTACAATTTTGAAGGTCAGCTTGCCGGGGGTGCTTCTTCTTTCTGTACTCCATTCAATACCTTCTTCCACAATCGGAATATAGGCTTTTGTACCGGAAGGATCGGAAATCAAAAGTTCAACATTCAATCTTCACACCCCCTTAATCAAATGTTCCATCATCAACCCACCCATAGACATTTGAACCGGAATCGGTGTGTATCAAATGCCACGGGTGGGCTTTTCCTGAACCGTTTGCAATCGTAATCTTTGCTTTTCCCGCCCTTGCAGAATAGCCCTTTGCCCCCGGATAGGAACTATAATAGTGTGTGCCACCGTGGAAGTTCACTATATCGCCCACCTTATAGCTTTTTTGTGCCGGGGGATCGGCTGGTCTTTGTGGCTCAACCTTTGCTTTAGGTTTGGAAGCAGCAATTTTGATATTTACGGTTTTTGTTCCATAATCCCGGTATTGCTTCAATTTGATTTTTACCGTCAAATCAAAACCATCTTTCGCCTGTTCGGTGATCTTGTAATCTTCCATTGATACCTTCATGTTGGTTGAAAACAGCACCTTCCCATTCGGCAAAGTCCGGGAAACGATAAATTGAAAGGGCTTCTTATCCGCTTTCAAACTTTCAAAGTAATCAAGAAAATAAGAAGCCCCTTTGAACCCTGATTTATAGGTTGCAAACGGATATTTCACTTGTGGGATTCTGCACTCAAATTCAATATCCGTAAGTTCAGGGGTTTTCAAAATATTGATTTCCCCTTCATTTATCAGGGTAAGCGTATCATTCGCATTGTTGATTTTTACTTGCAGCTTTTCCGGGGCGATTGGTAACAAGCATTTTTTCAGGTAAAAATCATATCCGTTTTTGCTCATTATTCATGCACCCCTTCCGCTATTTTATCAACCGCTTCATTTGCGGCATCCGTCAACCCTGAAACAATACCATCCAAATCCATCTTGCCGGAAACGGTGTTGTGGTTTGTCTGTTCAATGGTGATTTCAGCGGTTGTAAATCTGTTCACCGCTTCCTGCTCTGCAATATCACGAAGATATTTCAAATCTTCTTCTGTAATATCCATGCTGTCAGCGATTTTTCCGGTGTTTCCGGCAATATCATCAACACCGCTTCCAATCCCGCCAATACCTGAACCGTAACTACCCAAATTTGCGTAATCATCCGCACCGGGTACATTGGTATCAAACAGGCTGGAAGGATCGAAATTCGCAATGCTTTGATCTATACCTTCACCGAAAGAATATCCTGCATCCCACGCTTCCCCATATTCAAACCGACCAAGTTTCATATCGTCAGCGTTCATTTTCGCCATGACTTCTTCACCCTTGCCGAAGGTATCATCTACCCAACCGCCAAGGGAATCACGCCAACCCTGAACACTTCCCGCAAGGTTTGAACCGAAGATTGCATCAATAGCCGAAGCCAACGCTTGAAGAATTCCAAGCACGGTATCAGCCAAATCAAAGAACAATCGGCAAATTGCACCGATAGGATCAGTAAACACATTGCCGATAAAGTTTGCCACGGTTGCCACAAGGTTGTAAATCAGCACGAACACATCAACAACCAAATTCCACAAGGCAACAAAGATATTGCCTATGAAAGCAAGGGCAACCATAAACGCCCCGCAAATAATACCCGTTGCGGAAACGGAAGTTCCGGCGAATTTATTCACCGCCGCCACCGCCGCATAGAACAGGGCAATCAAAGCGATTATAAGAATGATTATCCACACGATAGGGCAAGCGTACATTGCAGCGTTCAGCCCGTATTGTGCGGTTGTTTCAGCCCATGTTGCACCCGTTACAAGCATTGTAGCCGCTGCCATTATGCCCTTTGCCACCGCAACGATCCCATGAACCGCCGCCATAGCCATTTCAGCCCCTTTTGTCAGTAACAACCACCCATAGTAAACCGCAAGGGCGGCTGCTACACCGTAAATGATAGGGGATAGCCACGACCAATTATCAGCCACCACGCCCGCAACACCCACAAGCAAATCAAAGATTTCAAGGGCAATGCCCGCCACCATTGAAAGCCCTTCAATAGCATTGTTTACAAAGGTTTGGAAGGCTTCACTATTGGCAATTTCATTCATTCTTTGAAGAACAGGCTGAAATGCCATCAAAGCGGTATTCTGAAAAGAAGTCCAAATCTGCGAAAAGGTTTTCGGCATATTTTCAAATTTTGCATTGGTTTCATCAGCCGCCGCAAACATAGCCGATTTTACAATATCAGCGGTAATTTGCCCTTCCGCTGCCATTTCACGGATTGAACCAATAGGCACATCAAGATAATCCGCTATGGTCTGAATTATCGTAGGGGCTTGTTCAAAGATACTGTTTAATTCTTCACCACGAAGCACCCCGGAAGCCATTGCTTGTGTAAGCTGCAACATAGCGGCATCCACACCCGCCGCTTCTGTTCCGGCAATGGTAAATTGCTTGTTTACTTGTTCCATGAAGGCAATGATTTCCTGCGAACTTCCAAACGCATCACCCGCCATAAGCCCAAGTTTGGAAACGGCATCAGCGGTTGCCTGATAGCTGCCCCTTGCCCGTTCCGCTGAAAGATAAATCATGTTCTGCAAATCTTGTGTGGTTTGCAATCCGTCATTCATCAAATTCATGCGGGCGGTTGTAGAAGTCAACTGATCGGATAAGTTCAACGCCGCTGAAAGGGTTTGAATTGTGGCATAAGCCGCAACCGCCCCTTTGATTGTCTGCATAAGGGAATTTGCTTCATTCGTGCCTTCTTCAATTTCACGGTTGAACCGCCCTTGTTCGTCAACATTATCCCGGATATATCTTTCAGTATTGCCTACCGTTTGGGATAACCGCAAATAGGCTTGATTGGCTGCTTCAACATCCATGTTTTCAACAGCACGGTTCAACGCTTCCTGTTCCTGAACTGCTTGATCCAACTGCCCCCGTAGCTGTTCCAATTCTGCATTTGCGGTATCAGAACCCATATTCAGGGGGTTGCTTTCGATTGTCTGAATACGCTGCTGAATCGCTTGCAAGCGGTTTTGCATATTGTTCATATCGGCAATAGCATTATCCGGGAACAAATCTGTTTGTGCCGCCTGTGCTGCAATCCTGCCTTGCGTTTGGTTCAAAGTGTTCAACATATTGTTTGCACTTTGAACTTCCTGTTCAAAGCGTTCAACGCCCGTTGAAGTGAATACTTCCATGTTATCAGATTGCCAGTGAACCGGAACTTGCACGGGTTCAGGCTGTTCCGGTTCAACAGGCAAATCAACAGGGGCGGGTTGATCCACTAATGGATCGGGAACATCCGGCTGCACCGGAAGCACAACCGGGGCTGAATTTGTCGGGGCGGTAGGTGTTTCAGAAGCGGGGGTTTCAAGCCCCTGCATAGCTGCATCCAACTGTTGAACCGCAAGCGTAGCCTGATTGATTGAATCCCTTGCCGCTTCAATAGAAGCTGTATCAACGGGGCTATTCATGGTTTGGTGCAAATCTTCCATAGCGGAAAGCCCCAAATTTACGGAATTGATAACCTGATACAAAACCCCTGTGAAGTTGTCTTGTAATTCAATCGCTGTTCTGATTGTAGCCATGCGGATCACCTACCTTTCTTTTTGGATTTACTTTCAATCCGTTTTTTCTCTTTCTTGTCAGCTTCAATTTTCACCTTGATTGCCGCAACGGTAAAAGCCTTTTCCTGTTCATCCATAGCAAGGAAAACAGAAGGTAATATGTGAAGTTTAAGAAGGGCATAGTAAGCGAAATTCGCTTCCCAATCCCCTTCTTCAATTAGTTTTTTGCTTCATTTACCTTATCCTCAAAGGAAACATTGAAGCCCTGAAATTTCTGAACGAAAGCCGCCAAATCGTTGTATTCGCCGGGATCGTCCACCATTGCCATCAGCAAATCTTCCGGGGTTTTCACTCCGTAGCTGTCCTGCAATTCGGAATCGAACAGATCAGGCACAACCACGGAAGCCGCAATCATACGCTGAATGTAAAGGCTGCTTTTCAGTTTCGGGCGGTACATATTTGGCTTGCCCGTAACAGGAATATCAATCGTGCAGCTTTCCCGGATTTCCTCATTTTCCTTTGAAGTAATGTGCTTGAACTCCCAATCAAGGGGGTTGCCCTTTTCATCACAAAGGGATTTTGTTGCCGGGTAAAAACCGTTCTCTTTTACGGCTTTGTTAGCCTTCATAAATTTAGCGAATTTAGACATTTTACATCTTCCTTTCATTGTTTATCACTGAATAGGCAAAACCCCTTATATGGGCTTATATAAGCCGCACACAAGGGGTTTTAGCCCGTCCGTTGGTTGTTAGTTGGTAAGAAATCCTTCAAGGTCTTTGAAGGCTTCCGGCATCTTGAAATCTTCAAAGGTGAAATCCATATCTTCATCAAGATATTCACCGTCTGCATCGAACTTTGCCAGCACACCGCCGTCAATGTTGCAATCCATCAGGATCATAGTTTGCCGCCCTGCCCCGGAAGTGGGATCTTCATTTGAAATCTGAATTTCAAAATAAATATCTTCTCCGGTTTCCTTGTACTGCAACATCATCTGCCGGAAGATAGAAGTGTTGTAATGGAAGGTTGCCGAACCCGTACCTTTCCAGCCGGAAGCCTTGTTTCCTTTGCCCGTCTTGCCAAGAATGGGAACTTCCGTTTTGTTCTTCTCGAACTTTGCTTCAAGGTTGATAGCCTGCATGAAGTTATAGCGGCGTGTGCCGATAGTAACGAAACATTCAGCTAAAGCCGCAAATACGGTATCTTTGGCTTTCATAACTACATTGCCATTCATTTTCTTTCACCCCTTTCTTATGCCACGGTAACGGTCATATATAGCTTGCTCATAGCGTTTACAACCGTTACAAGGTCATTAACCACAACGGATTTCTTTGTGTTGCCCTGTTCCACGGTCACATCAGAATCAGAGAAATTTTCAATCGCTCTGATTTCCTGCAACTGTTCATGGTGCTTCACAATATCCGACCAAAGGGAAATTCTGCCCGCTGCATCATTGGGAACAACGCCCAAATACTTTGTGTTGAACAGTACCGCAATATCATTTGCAATCTGATCTATCACACGCACGGTCTGATTATCCTTGAAAATATCGCCCTGCGTATCGGAAGTAGTAACCATTGTGTTAATATCTTCCAACACACGAATGTCAGTACCGACTTTATGCAGCGTGAATTCCCCGGCTTTGATTGCCTTCTTCAACTCATTCTGCGTGTAATCGGCAAAAATGGTGAATTCGCCGTTGTAAATCTTGTTCTGATTGCTCTTGTTTACCTCGCAACCAGCGGAAACGCCCGTTACCCAATACACAAGGCTTGCTTCACTCCAACCATCATCAAGCACCCTGTTCTTTACGCTGATAGTGCCGTAATAGTCAGCCGCCTTGTCGTAAAGTACAAGCTGGAATTTGATACCCATTTCATCACGCAAACGCTTGACGAAAGAAGCAAAAAGCCCCTTTGTGGTATCGTCCGTAACCACAACGCCCATAGTGTTGTAGGTGTAGGATTCAATCTTATCAAGATAGGTCTGATAAGCTGTTCCGTCAATCGTGCCATTCGTGCCGCCCGTCAAGGGGGTTGCCGCCGTGATTGCCAGCGTTGCGGAAGTCTTGAACTTCACAAAGCCGTTATCAGTCAGATCAGCCGCCTTTGCAACGGTCTGTTCATCCACAACCGCCGTATCAAGCACGGTTTTCACATCAAATAGGGTATCATCATCAGCATTTGCCTGAATTGTGATTTTCAGGTCATTGCCACGCACCCCACAATAAAGGGCTTCCGCATAGGTGTTTGCCGCCTTTGTTCCCCCGGAAGTCAACTTGTACGCATAAAGGGTTTTCGTGTTCAGGAACAAATCACGAAGCCCCTTCAATTTGTCGTGGGTGTAATCGTACCCAAAAATTTTCAGGCTGTTCTTTTGGAAATCGCCGTTGGTTACTTCAAACACTTCACCATCAATGCCCCAATCCAAGTCAAGGGGCATTGTTGCAATACCTCTTTCGGAAAGCGTAGCACTTGCGGAAGCTGCCGAAATGAAGTTGATATATGCACCCGGCAATTCTTTATTCTGTGTAACAAAAGTTCCACCGCCTAAAGCCATGTTATTTCACCTGTCCTTTCATATATTTTTCAATCATCTGTTCCACGGCTTCAACCGTGTATTGCTTATCAGGAGAAAGAAGGGCATTTACAATATCCTTCCTTTCCTGAAAGCGTTCAGCCGCAAGCAACTGTTCCTTTGAAAATAACTTTTCAATTTTTTCAGGTTCGGTTGCAGCGGGTTTATTGGTTTTCTTTACCGCCATTCACATCACCTTATCCTTTCACGGTAACATCTTGTGACAAATCTTCCATAGGGATAGAATCAGCAACCTTGTAAACGAACAGATCATAATTCACAAAGAAGTTCAAAACCCCATCCACTACTTCATATTTCATTTTTGTACCACGCACCAAATCCCCGGTAACGGTGATATATTCAAGGCATGAAAAAAGCCTTTCGGCAACTGCATTACATTCTTCTTTCGCCCGGTCTTTATCGGCGGGGAAGTATTGTAGGCAGAATTGGTTTTCCCTGAAATACCGCTTTCCAAGAAATACCCGGTTTGTGGGGTTAATGCAGAACACAAAAAAACAAGGTTCGTTCAAACCCTGTTCAACCGATTCTGTATATGTGGTGTATTCGTCACCAAATTCAGCATTTAAGGAAATGCTGATTGATTCAATTATGGAATTTATCATTTCAAGCACTCCCCTATAAACTTTTTGATTTTGCTTTCAAGCACTTTCGGGGCTATATTCTGTATTTCCTGTTCCGAAATCGTAAGCATGAACCGCCCTTGAACCCACCCTTTATGATTGGCTGTCCGGTGTCCGTATTCTACATAGGAAGCATATTCAACCGGGTTCACTATCTCAATAACAAGGGTGTTTCCGTAATGGTGGATTGTAAGGGAATCAGCGTATGCTTTCGCACTTGCCTTTTTCCCGCTTTCCGCTTCTTCATGGGTTTTGGAAGTCCAGCCCCGGCGAAGTGTACCGCCTTTTTTACCTGAACTTGCGGGGTATTGTCCCACGGGTGTACGCTTGATAACTTTTGCCAATAGGCGGGCGGCAAGTTCCTTTGCACAAGCATCAATGAAGGCTTCAACATTGCCTTGCTGGATTTTGTTCAACTGCTTTTGCAGCTTCTTCATTCCAGCCACCGAAAACCCGCCCATATTCGCCATTACGCCCACCCCTTGAACAGTTCAAGCATATATTCACTATGGGAAAAGTAAACGGCGGGTTCACCACTTGCGGAATATTCGGTTGTTGTGCCGTTCTGTTCCACAATGATTTTTGATCCGGGTTTTATTTTGATTTCCGGTGCTATGAATAGCTTTGTGCCTTGTGTCAGCTTTGCCGCCGTGTCAGTCTGAACAACGGCGTTCAGTTTTTCAAAGGATAGCTTGCAAGGCTGATTTTCGACAACGGGAACTTCTTCATTCTTCCGGGTGATTTTGGTTTTTTCATCCCTCACATCCCGGCGTTCAATAATGGTGCAAACACCTGAATAGGTGCTTTCAATCGCTTTCCTTGCCGCTTTTTGTGCGGCGGTCAGTCCGTTCACCATCTGATTTTCCGATAGCAAGAAAATTGATCCCTGCCACAAGTCAGAAGATAGTTCAAAAAAGCGTTCAACCGCTGTTCAGCGGTCAAACTTCCTTCCCCGGTTGCAAATACGGTGTTGGTATCGCCCGTTTGTATCTGCTTTACCGCCATATCTAAATCAAGCCCTGCAATGCTATCCGGCGAAAAGGTTTTCTTTGCCGTTAAGAATTCACCTACCGCCATATCAACAGCGATATTCACCAAGCCATCAGGTATAGAAGGCGTGTTGCAATCGTTCTTTATGGTGTTTTCCACCTTCTGAATCGAAAAGGTAAGGGCAATTTCATCCCCTTCCTGCAACTCATACCCAAACGATTTTAACCGTTCCTTTACCATTTCCAGCATTGGGATCACCGCCTTTACTCTTTGGCTTCCGCTTGCTGAATGGCTTTCAGAATATCAGCCTTGTTATCTGTGATTGTCTGCACACCATCACCGACAAGCTGCAAAGTCTGTTCTGTGTGCTGCCCCCGCATAACGGCGGTAAGGTATTCAAGAACTTCCTGTGCATCGGCGGTTTTCTCATTGTGAAGCCGTTCAAGCTGTTCATCAATATAGGTTTTGACTTCAACATTTTTCAACATTCGCTGTCCTTGACTGTATGCGGTTTTTTCATTGTACCCCGCCCGGATTGCCGCCTGTGTAGCGTTACAATCAATCAAGTATTCATCAGCAAATTTCCTTTGTTTTGCGTTCATAAACAGCAACCCCCTTTCAGTCAAGTTAATTTCAAACATCCTATGCCCTGTTACGGTAGGGCGAACCGCTTTTTTCAGGTTCGACTAAAGCACGAACTTTCTAAATAAAAATTTTCCCGGTGGGTAGGAGTTCACCGACTATGCCCGAAATCGGCTATGAGTACCCCACCGGGAAAATAAAAAATCAACAAGGTTTCCCTTGCTGATTTTTCACTATACATTATATCACGCCCCTTATATAACATGATATACGAAATACATCATTTTTCCTCACTTTTTATAAGTTGTTCAAATTCTTTCAGTGCGTACCCGTGCATATTAAGAACATACTGATATGTAAAGTTCATTTCAACGGCGATAACCTCAAATTTCTTGAACTCAACATATCGCTTGAACAGAAGGGCGATATAATCAGGATTCTTCAAGCCCTGAATCTGATTGATTATTTTGTGCTTTTCATCAACATACCGATCAATTTCAGCATTGATTTCTTCTTCAAGATCAATAATCCTACCTATCAGCTTTACAAACGGGGCATCCCCGGAAGGGCTTGTTTGCACACGCTCTTTTGAATAGTCAATGCTTCCGACGCTTCTTGACTTCAAACGCAAATCGCCTAATTCCTTGATTTTCTGATTTATCACGGTATCTAACCGCTGTAACTGCTGCAAATATTCTTTTGCTTTCATAGCAATCTTCCTTTCTTCATCTTGAACCGATAACTTGAACCGTTTCAAAGTCTTTATTTTTCAGGGGTTTTCGGAAATCAGCGGTTCAAGGGTTCAAGTTCAACTTGCTATTTTCTTTATATTTATTTTTAGAGAAACATTGCAAATTGTTGATAGTGTAAAATCTATCTTTTTTAAGAACTCAAAAATAACTTGAACTACTTGAACCGCAAAGCGAAAAACCCTTATAATACAAGGCTTTCAGGCGGTTCAAGTTCCTACAACTACAACTTGAACCTATCTTGAACCGCAACTTGAACCCCCTGCATATTTTGAAAGTTAATTTTCAAAAATCAGCTCTGCACACAAGCCCTTTATCCAATCACGGCGGGGAATCTGTGCAATCCATTCATCAGGAACACCGCTTTCACCACCGCAACCGTAATATATCCCGGCAAGCCCGCCAGCAACCGCCGCAACGGTATCAGTATCTTCACCCAAATTCACGGCGGTAAGAACACAATCCCGGTAAGTGTTGGTATTCAGGAAACACCAAAGGGCGGCTTCCAGCGTATCAACTACATAGCCGGAACTTTTTACAAAGGTTCGTTCCAACCATTCAAGATCAATCAGCTTGCCAAAATCAGAAAGCATTGAAACACTTTCAATTTGTCCTTTGAACTTTTCAATTCCGCTGAAAACAGCTTCTTCCTTCTTCATGCCGTTCATCAGGTTTTCAACAACTGCTGCATAGATACGGCAAGCGAAATCAGAAATGAAATGTGCGTGTGTCAGGTGTGCAACGCTCAAAAGATCAGCTTCTTTTTCCGGGTAATCAGGTAACATTGCAACCGGAAGAATACGCATCAAAGCCCCGTTCCCGTTATCCATGCGGGTTTTACCGCCGCACTTTGCAGCATCCTTTCCATTGGCAAAACGGGCGATTGCCCGCCTTGTTCCACCACCCACATCAAACACTTCCCCGTAGGGTGTGAACATTCCATCATTCAGCCAATAGAAAAAGTTCTGCATAATATCAGCCGGATCAATTTTCCCCAATTTTGCCATGCTGTCAAGGGTTGCAAGTGTCAAGCTGCTATCATCCGACCATGTACCGGGCGGCTGGTTGTATGTTCCGTAACCCGTCATATCTGTAATGGTGAAGGTATCACGCTTTCGGAATTCCACCGGAACACCCAAAGCATCACCGACCACAAGCCCCATAATTCCGTTATAAAATTTGTTCATTGTCTGCACCTTCCTTTCAATAAAATTTGCAGTTTTTTATAATTTGACTTCCACCATAAAATTTTCAATTTAATTAAAAATTGCATCTTCCTTATTTTGCTTTTTGCTATGCAAATTGCAATCATAAAGTTACTTTTTCTTTTGTGGTAGTAGTTTTTCAAGTGTGGAAAACTGAATTCAATGCACTTGAATATAATTTGAATTAGTATTGTTTTCATCTTCACACCCCTAAAATGCGGGCGGCAATCATATCTGCGGTATGTGTGTAAAGAACATTGGGAAACAGGGTAACGGATCGCCCGTAACTGTTCCAATTCTCTTTATCGTCAAATGCTCCCATGTGCCACCTGATACAAAGCATTTCTTCTTCCGTAAGCTGCATATACTGTTGCAGCATTATCACCGATTTATCACCATGCCCCGGAAGAAGGGTTGCATTGTTATATTCCCACGCTTCATTGTCGGTTTTGGTGTAATTATCCACCTTGCAAAAATCGTGAAACATTCCCACAATCAAGGGGCTTCTTCCATCCTGCCACTTCAATTCAAGCCGCTTTGTAAGGGATAAAAGGGAATTTGCAACAGCAAGTGAATGATCGAATAACGCCCCTGAATATGCCCCGTGGTGGTGAATGGAAGCCGGGGCTGTGAAGAAGCCCTTTTCTTTCAAGGTGTCAATGAAGCCTTCCGGGAATCGGTTAGGCATACAATATTTCATTGTTTTCTTGAACTGTTCAATTCTATCCTGTTCGGTAAAATTATTCATTATCTGAACTCCCTTCCTGTTTTTGTGTCCTTGATTTTTACTCGTTCAATCAGTTCAAAGCCCGCTAAACGGATAATGAACTTCAATACTTTTATCAATTCGGAAGCCCGCCTTTCGGTTTCGCTTTCCTCTTTGATTATATTCTTTGTTCCGGCGTAAGCCGTAGGATCAGCATAGCCTTCACTGTTAAAATATGGATTGTTCATCTTTGCCACCTTTCAATTTATCCATCTGATAATAGGATCACCCTTGAACCCTTTTTCCCACACAAACCACGCATAGGCAACAGCACTTGAAGGGTATTTTGCAAATTCCCCATTCATAGCACATATCAATCGGGAAGAACTTACATACACGGTTTTAGGCGGGTTATGTAAGAAGAATTGCTTGCGTGATTTCCCTTCAAGGAATTGCAGCTTTAAGAACATTGCAACTTTTCTTCCCGGCTGCACACTATTCAACGCCTGTTCAACGAATTTCAAAGCGTATTTATAAGGCGGGTTTGTGATAATATCCCCTTCAAAATCATCAAAGGTTTCTTTCAGGAAATCCAGCGGTTCAGGATCACCAAAGCCCCGGTATATTAAATCTGTGCTAATAACCTCGAACCCGTGTTGTTCCAGCACCTTTGACAAATGCCCTTCACCACACGCACATTCCCATATAACCGGGGCAAAATGTTCTTCCGCAAGCAGAAGTTCCATTGCACGGGGTTCAGTAGCATAATAATCATGCTGCTGCCTGTCCTTATCGCTGTGATTGGAAGCACCCAATGTTGTGTAAATGCTTCTTTGGTTGCCCGTCCAATCTTTAGCTTCTGTTCTCTCTCTCTCTCTCTCTCTCTCTGCTGTGTTCATTCAAAATATTCACCCCTTTCAACTATCTACCCGAACAAATATCCGGTATTTTTTGCCGCTGATTTTCTTATCAATAACCTTCATGTTCAAAATGCGGTTCACTTGCTTTGAAAATTCAATGCTGCTCATAGGCTGGAAGCTGTTAGCAAGGCAAAATTCTTGATACCGCCTATAAACCTTGTTTGTTGGTTCATTCTCAATCTGAAATTCTTCATCTTCACATTCCTTGAAAAATCCCAAAATCGGATTGTTATTTTCTTCATATTCATCCATTGCCGCCTGAACCTTTGCGGAAGTGGTAAATGCCCGGTTTGTAAGCACCCGCTTCAATCCGGCAATTCCCAAAGTTATCAAGTATTCCATAACTTCATCAGATTTCAGTTCGTGCTTTATATACGGTCTGAAATCAGGATCAGCTTTTGAAAATGTGGCGTTGAATGGAATGATTGTCAATCGCCGCTGCACCGCCCCCGTTTTATCTTTGATACGGGGAATATTGTTTGCCGAAAATAGCAGCTTTGAATAATTGTTGAACTCAAAGGGATTTTGCCCCTTGCGTTCTGCTGATACCCGTTCACCCGTTACCAACTTCTTAAAGATCGCCGGGTTTGCAATGAATTCATCCCCTATATCATCACCGATATTCGCCAGTTTGCCGAACATTTCAGCGGTTTTGAACCTATCACCAAGTTCTTTCAGATCAAGGGAAGCTATGTTTTCATCCCCTAATAGGGTTTGAACCATTGAAAGAAAAGTGCTTTTGCCGTTGGATTTATCCCCGGTCAGAATGAAGGCTTTGCCTAACTCATTTCTGCGATAGAAACAATACCCAATAGCTTCTTCCAGCAATGCCCGAATAGCCGGATCATTACAAGCAATTTTGTTCAGCGTTTTATCTGCCAATTCTGAATAGGCTTCCGGGTTGTAATCCCACCTGATTTTATTTGTGATAATGTGTTCCGGGGTAAATGCCACAAAGGAATCATCCACAATGTTATATAACCCGTTTGCAAAGGCTATCATATTAGCATCTTCCGCATTGGTGTTTTCCCTGATAAGAATATCAAGGTAGGCAAGAACTTCCGTTCTTTTCGCCCTGTTCAACTGTGGGATATGCTTAATCATTTCAGCTTCAATTTCCGCAAGCCCGGAAACATAAATTCCGTTTTTGTAGATATGTAGCTGATTGTTGATCTTGATAATGTGGTGATTGTTCTTCAAGAAGGTTGCAAACTTATCAAATAAGAATGTTGAACCCATGAAGAAAACAGGCTTTTTGAAAGCATCATCACGAAGGATTGTTTCAATTTCATCATCCGAAAGCGGAACTTTCAGCACAAATTTATTGATAATCCTGATTGTTTCCCTTGCTTCTTCCACGCTGAAATCATTACTTTGCAGCGTAAGAATATAGTTAAACAGGCTTTGATTTCTGCCATCCCCGGCATCCATGTTCAAGAATTCCATGTTTGATTTTACGGGGTGAAGCCAGCGGGGAAGGGGCTGTGCTTCCTCATTTTCGGCGGTATCATAAAGAATTTCCCTTTCTTTGCCGCCATACTTTAACACTTCATAGGAATTCCGTGTACCGATTTTAATATCAGCGGTTAAACCTATTGCCAGCTTGCAGCCTGTTTTGTTGGTTGGTACTCCGCTGTTCTTGAATAGGAAATGCTTGCCCCTGCTGGTACGGTAAACCCGGCAAGTCAAGGCGTATTCCTGCACTACCTTGAACAGTATTTCAGAAGTTTCAGAATCATCAATATCAACAAGAATTGTGTCCGCTGCCAATATTCCAGCGTATTCCGGCAATGACTGAACCTGTTCAAAGGTTTTGAAATCTGTTCTGCCCTTGAATTTCTCTATACACTTTTTGTTTTTGGTTTCAACAAAACCTTTGAAGAACAATTCAATTCACCACCTTATATTGATTTCAAAAATTCAAGGTGCTTTTCAATTTTTTCCTTGAACTTCAAATTACTGTTCGCATCCGAAAGGGCTTTTTTATAAGAAAAAGTGTATTCTTGCAAATCTGCCCCTGCCTGTTTTAATTCCTCTTTGGAAAGTGAAACACCGTTTGGGTGCTTCCGGCTTTGAATCATTCGCTGTGTGTCTGCTGCCTTCTGCTTGAAATCGAAATATTTTTTTCCGTTCTCTTTTCTCAACTCCACCAAATCAGCAATCCGATTTTGAAAATAAACTTTCAAAGTTTCCTTCAATTCATCTTCATGCTGCCAATCCAAAGCAATCACTTTCAACAGCTTTTTGAACCGCTGTTGTGAACACGGAAAGAAGAAATCCATGTGAATGTTCATGTACCCGGTTTCCCATTTGATATATAAATCGTTGTTCATCACATCACCCCAAAATCTGATAATCTTTTATTTGCAAGGTCTATATACCATTGCTTATCTAACTTTTCAGGAACTTCAACCCCGTTCACCGTTTCATTCCAAATAAAGCAATGTTCCGGGGAATTGGGGATTTTTGCGGGTTTCTTTGTTACGGCGTGAACCTTTTGAACCCCGGCATCAGAAGCGTTTTTTGAAGCAAATACCCTGATACACTTTTCTTTAACAACCCGGCTTCCGTGTAAGATATGGGTGTATTTGCCGCTGATTTTGGAAACAAGCTGAAATTCCTTCAAGGCGTTACACTCTAAAACGGTTCTTCTTACGGGTACACCATGCACCATATATTCAACCAATGCCCGGTTGACAATCGGCAAATCATAATCAAGGGAAGATAATTCTTTCACATACGCCCCCTTTGATTTCCAATGCCCCCACGAATCAAGGATAATGTAATTGTTCACATCCTTTTGGTATATCTCCCGGTATTCATCAAATTCAAGGTTCAGCCCGGTTCTAACTTCCCATTCATGGGCTATATCATCAATCAGGCTATACCATTGATCTTCATCCTGTCCTTCCGGCATCTTCACAAGCACACCATCAGTATTTGACTGAATGATCTGTGCATAGGGTTCAAGGCGTTCAATCAAATCCAGCAAAAGCAACTGCCCGTAAACACAAACCCGGTTAGCCTGCAAAGGATCATAAAGGGCATTATTCTTATCCTTCATCACTCCATAAGTAGAATTCAGCACCAATTTCAGCGGGGCTTGCAGCGGGTTCTTTTCCGCTTTGAATTTCAACCTTTGGTTGTAAATTTCAACGAACTTTTTCGGATCGCTGATATTCCGACTATGAAGGTTGTATTGCACCATCAAGGACGGATAAAGGGAAGCAACATCCATATTCAGGAAATAACCCTTGCCGTGATACTTTGGAATTGCCCCATGCACACCGCCCCATCCGAATTGGTGGGGAACACCCGCAACCACAATATCAAGCTGATTCTTTTTCCCGTCTTTCTGATAACAGCGGTTTTCCGGGTTTTCATACCATTCAACCACCTTTGAATATTTTTCAATTCGCATTGAATACGGGAAATCAATTTCAAATTCATCATCATGTTCTTGTTTTGTAGCATCAAGGATAATTGCCGAAAGCTGCGGCTTTGTTTTGCTTATCAGCGACATATCAAGGGGCTTTCCTTGACAAGCTAACTTTACAAGTCCAATGTGGGCTTCAAAATCCTTTTTCCGTTGCAGAAATACTTGCACTGTCTGTTCAACATCATGCTTGCAATATTTGACGGTTTCAGCAATTTCTTCTTCCGTCAATTTGCGGTCAATATCGAAGGGAACGGAAGTTTCTTTTATATCGTTTCCCATGAACCCCTCAAAAGACTTTAGCCCCCGGTCAATGTTCATCATCACATCATAATTGTTCAGGGGATATTGATTGAAAAGGCTGCTGAACTTCCAGCCGGGATTTCCCTTCACAATGATATAATCATTCACCTTTTTAGGATCGAACCCACAAAGGATAGCTTTCAAAATGTACTGATCGTAGTGTCGGCTATTAAAACCACACCAAATTTCCCTTATATTTGCCTTATATAAGGCTTCAAGTTCTTCCGGCGAATTGATTATCACATGGGTTTTCTTTGCGGTCGTATCCATAACCACGACAAGCCAATCATAGGCGAAAACCTCAAAATCATAAAATAGCATCTGATTCACTCCTTCCTGTGTTTTGAACGGGGTTGCAACCGTTCCCCCCGCATTACCGGGGCATTGCTGCCCCGTTGCTCTGCGTTAATCTTCCAGAACATAAACTTCCTTGATTTCAAATTCGTTGTACCCCTTGCTGTTCTCTCTGTAATCAAGCTGGTACTCGAAATTGTTATCAATGGCTTCCATAACATCCATAATCATGTTGCCGTACTGATTGTAGGTCTTGAACTGAACATCAATCGGATCAGCCATTTCCGCAACCAACGCCCGCATGAACTCATTGGCAATGTGAATCTGAAATCCCTGTGTTACAACCTGATTCATAAAGATCAAGCTGCCCTTGTACTCGCCTTCCAAAATCTTCATCCAGCAAGTAACCATCGGATCGCCCTTTTTGGATTTCACCAATTCCAGCTTTGTAACCGCCACTTCATAAGTATCATGCGGAACTTCACGCCGCCCGCCGTTTTCGGCTGCTTCCTCAACATCCTTTGCAAGCCCTTCCGTGTCGATTGCCTTATCAAATTCATCCCAAATGTTAGCCATGATTTTTCACCTTTTTAACCTTTCTGATTTTAATTTTTCTTTGCGGTCAAGATACCCTTAACCAATTCAAAAGCCTGTTCTGCCGTGAACCCTACTTCCACATAGGCATCATAAAGCTGCTTTGCCGTGGAAGCGGATTTCTTTGCCATAGCTGCCGGATCAACCTTGGAGGGATTTTCCGGGGTATGGCTCTTTGTTTGCTGCCCCTTCTGCTGGATTGCCGCATTTACCATAGCAACCAGCACTTCATCAGGAATACCAAAGGGATTGTTCATTGTGTGTACCTACCTTTCTTTAATCTCTTGCTTTACGCTTACGGCGGGGCTTTTCCTCACCCTCTGCCGGGGCTTCCGGGGGATTCATTGCACCATCAGCCGGGGTTGCAGCTTCCGGGGCGGGCTGTTCAGCTTCCTTTTCGGGCTGCTGTTCTGCCGCCGTTTCAGGGGCTTCCTGCGGGCTTTCAGGTTCAGGGGTATCAGTTGTAGGCTGTTCCTCTTTCGGGCTGTCCTGCGGCTTATCTGCGGGTGTGGCGGGGGTTTCCGCTTTCTTTCTTCCGGTTCTTCCTGTCTTTGCCGGGGCTGCGGATTCTACCACACCGGAAGCAGCGTTTTTGTTCGCTTCATCATACACAGCAAACAGGGCTTTCACATCAAGGGGAATATCCTTTGCGTTCACTCTCAAACGCCCGCCGCCGAAAATCACTTCATTGCTTTTAAAGCTGAAAGTACGGGTTTCACCGTCTGCCACAATACGGGCAACCACATCCACCATTCCGGCAACCTTGTTTGCAACCTTTTCCTGCAAGTTCGGCTTGATTGCCGTGATTTTATCGCCGCCCTTGCGGGTAATATCCTTGCTGGTGTCCTCATGGGAAATCAGGATAATATTTTCATAGTCAAGGTTCATCAGGCGTTTCAGCGTGTTCAGGAATTCGCCCCGCACCTTATCCCACGCACGGAAGGAATCATCCGATTCATGGGTAATGCCCATCTGCTGGTACATATAAAGGCGGCAATGTTCATACAAATCTTCCAAAAGGTCAACCACAATCGTTCTGAAAGTGTTTTCCTTCTTTTCCAGTTCGGAAATCGTGTCCTTGAACACATCCCAAGCAAGGGTTCTTTTCGTCTGTCTGCCCTCAACCCTCACTTCATCCTTAATGCGGATATACGGGGCATCAACAAATTTGATATTGCCGTCCGTATTCAGCATCAGCGGATCGGGGAAGTTGTTTGCAAAGGTGGTTTTGCCGCAAAACGGCACACCGTAAATCCAAAGCACACGCTTTTCAACTGCTTCAATGTTCCTTCTCTTGTTTTCGGGTAATTTAATCATGTAATCATTTCCTTTCTCACAATATTCTTGAAATTCGCAATACCTACAAAGGTAACTTTTTTCTTGCGGGAACTCTGTTTCTTCATTCACCGCTTTTATTCCAAACAGGAATTCAATCACCTTTTCAGGGTTGAACCCAATTTGAACAATTTTGACTTCCACCCCGGATAACGCTTCTTTCAGGCGTTCCCTGAATTCAAGTAGGGTTTCTGTCTTTTTCTGCCGGATCGTAACTTTTGGAATGAATACGAAGTACATATTCCTGATCCGTTTTCCGGGGTTGTTTCTCTCGAAGAAATACTTGTATTCGTGAAGCTGCCCCGATTGTTTGTACCCCGAAACATTGTTTGAATACTTGAAATCGTAAAGATCGTAAGTATCAGGAAGTTCAACACCCCGTTCAAAAACCGTTGCCGGAACAAGGTAATCAATGAATCCATGAAAATCATCATCCTTGATTTCAACTTCAAACTTTCCACCGGGCGGGATTGCCGCCCTTGCAAGCGGGATCACCGTTTCAAACTTGATTATCTCGTTTATGTGTTCATCCGTGATAATCGGGAAGCTGAAACAATATTCCCTGATTGCTTCTTCAAGGCTCTTTTCAATGCCCGTGTGAACCGTCTGCCCTAAAATCAAAGGGTTATCAGATTCGGTTGCCGGAATCGTTGTCAATCCTTGAAGATAACGCATTTTGAACTTGCGTTTGCATTTTTCAAAGCAATCAACGCTGGAATGTGAATACCGCAATTTATCACCCCTTTCACTAAATTTTTGAATTCGTCAAACCCTTCCGGGTAGAGGAAAACCCCGATCCCGCCGCTTGTGTTTATCCGGTTGATATTCAGCTTTTGCAATTCGGAAGGTCTGCCGTTGGAAGCCTTTACTTCCACCGCAAGCATCACCCCATTCACACAACATATCAGGTCAGGAATACCGGATTTTTGAAAGCCGCCGCCCCAAATTTTGGTGTACCAACCGACCATTTCAACCTTCATTCTGTCAGAAGGGAAGCCCGCCGGATATATACCGACTGAATGAAAGTATTTCTTGATCTGTCCTTCAAATAGCTTTTCTTCTGCCATTACTTCACCGTGATTTTCACATATCCGGCTTTAGGGCTTTGTTTGGTGTACTTTGCAGCGACTTCCGGCAAATCGGCTTTTAGGGCTTTGCTGTCAAGGCGATTTTCCACCGTAGGGGCAACATAGGTGAATTTCACGGTTTCATTCTCGAAGGATTTCACGCCGTATTTTTCCATTGCCTTTTGAAGCTGTTCCTTCATCTTCTTTTCCTGTTCCTCAATCTGCTTCTTCTGCAAGGTCAGGGCTGCAATACTCTTGATAATTCCCGCCGCTTCTGTCTGCATGATTGCAAGGGCGGTTTCCTCGCTGAAAGCATCTTCACAATCCGGGGAAAGTTCGGTGCATACATCCTTGCAGCTTTCCCTTTCCTCACATTCCAAGCAGCAACACACCTTGCCGCAAGCGGAACTTTCCATTGCCTGTTTACACTTAATCATTGTTTGAACTCCTTTCCAATTCAGCGTTCAATTCCTGCTGAATTTGTAAAACTGATTTTGAATAGTTAATTTCAAAAATACCTTGTTCCCATAACCGGGAAGCCCCGGTTTCGCCCATGTTGTACGCCATCAGCACTTTTTCAGGGGTTTCATACTTTTCAAACAGCTTCCGCAATATGAACATTCCCGCCCGAACATTGCCGTATGGTTCGGTAAAATCGGTAATTCCAAGCTGTTCCTGCAAATACGGGTGATTGATTTCATTGATCTGCATCAGCCCGTAATCATTGCTTGCACTGATAACATCCGGCTTGTAGCTGCTTTCCCGCTGGATCAACGCCATCACAAAGGTAAAATCCATTTCATAGGCTTGTGATAAGTAGAAAATGAATTCCTGCAAATCTTCATCCATAGGCACATTCAGCGGTACAAATTTCCGTTCCCCGTTCATCCATTCACCGGGCATTTCACCTTCAAAAATTCTTCCGTCAGGCTGTCCGAAAATCAGAACTTCCTTTTGGGTTTCAGGTTCGGGCTGTTCGGGGCTGTCATTTCCTGAACAAATTGCCCCTATACCGAACCCCACAAGGGAAAAGATAATTGCCACCACTACCCACGAAATCAGAACACGCTTACCAATCGAAGCCTTCTTGATATTTCTTGAATAGTTCATCTGTATAGTCCTTTCGTAATTCCAAAGTGTGAAGAATATCTTCTTCAACTGTTCCGGGGCAAATCATCAGGTAATAAAAGCAAGGTTTTTCCTGCCCGATCCTGTGAATTCGCTTCTTGCTCTGTTCAAACAGTTCACTTCTATCTGTCAGTGAAAAGTAAATGATTTTGTTTGCCTTCTGCAAATTCAGCCCCATAGCCCCCGCCTGATACTGAACAAAGGTAACGGAATTTTCCTGTTCATCATAAGCGGTTAAATCCTTATAGCTTCCATTGACTACCGAAAACGGGCGTTCCATTTCAAAAACAATGTTCTGCATGGTGTTCAATTCTTCATTAAAGTTGTAGAACACAATCAACCTATCTTCCGTTGATTGCAGCAAATCCTTGAAAGCCGCAACCCGTCCGGGGTTTAAGTAGCTGCACATCATACGGGAATAAATTCGTTTTGATAAAATCGTATCGCCTATGAATTCCCGCCCGTCTATGTCAATGACGGCATCCCGCATGAATTTCCGGTATTCTTTCGTTGGTTTAGAATGAATTGGAATCATCATTTGTTCGGGAAGATCAAAGACTTCTTCCGACTTCATAAAGATTGCACCATGTTCAGCAAGTTTCTTTTTCAGGCGGTCAACATTTTTGTAACCTACCACATGGGGAATTCTGAACCCGCTGTTGTGATCTTCAATCCATTCCGTTTCAACATACTGCTTGTAAAAAAGGTCTTTGCTGATATTCCATCCAAGCAACCGAAGCTGCGACCACAATTTTTCATACTTCCCGGCTGTTGGTGTGCCGGATAGTAAAATCACATTTTCGGGCTGCATTTTCAGGATAAATTTTGACCGTTTAGCGGCTTCATTTTGGATAATGGAACTTTCATCAAGCATCAGGGTAAACCCGGTTATATGGGCGAAATATGAACGCCTGAACACCAAATCATAGTTTATAACCCCTACACATTTACCGATTGTTCCCGTGAATTCTTCAAGCTGCCGCTTGTCGGTCAGGTCAAACACCGTCAGGGGGTAATACTCCCGGAAATGCTTGATCCAATCCTCAATTTTTGTTTTTTGACAAACCAACACGATTCTTTCAGGGAAGGAATTTGCTTTTTCCGAACCTACAAAGGTTTTTCCTAATCCCATATCAAGGTAATAGGCAACCCGGTTGAAATCTTTGGTTTCGTCAAGTGCCTTGCTTTGGTGGGGGAATAGCTGCATATCAGCACCCCCTTAATCTGCATCAACATCAATCCCGGTGATCTGCTTGAAGATTTCCTTGTCAAAGTTCGGAATTGCTGTGATAACTGCCTTTTGACGGTCAGACAAACCACGCCACCAAATAACCGCACATTCGGAATTATCCAAAATTTTCAGATAGCCACCTGTGGTTTCTGCTTCCGGGTGTGCCGCCTTTTCTTCATCCGTCATATCCGAAAGGTAAATGTATTCAAGTACATCCCCCGGAATCTGATTCAGCAAATAGCGGGCTTCACTGTTCAACCAATCCTGATAAGTCCATTCAGAAGGCTTGTTGAACAGATAAATTTTCGGGCTTACGGTGTTAAAACACCCGTTGGAAAAGCTGCACTTGTTCCAATCGCCGCTGTTCCAATCGCCGCTGTTCCAATCGCCGCTGTTCCAATCGCCGCTGTTCCGGTTGCCGCTGTTCCGGTTGCCGCTGTTCCGGTTGCCGCTGTTCCAATCGCCGCTGTTGCAAAGTCCGGTGCAGCCCTTTCCCGTATTCACAATTTCAAGCAATTCAGCCCACGGAATTTCACGCACGATCTGAATTTTATTGGTGCAAGATTTTGTTCCGTCCGTATCGACTTCACCCAATGCAAGCACTTCCGCAACCTTATTTTCCGGGTTGAACTGATAGTAATTGAAGCAATCAGCCGCCTTTTCGCAAAAGTGGAAGCCCCGATCACAAACCATAGGTTTCACATCTTCTTCATAAGTGCCGCCAACTGCATACTGAAACGGTTTCCCGTTTGGGTTACAAGTCCAATCGGGATTGAACACCTTGAACCCTTTAACAACTCCTGTTTCACTCATTTTTGTTTATCCTCACTTTCTATGCCATCAGCCGGGTAAAATCGGAATTGGGATCGCTTAATATATCAGCGAAGGTTAAATTTTCCGTTCCCGGTACAACCGAATCTAAACTAACCGTTTGAACTCGCCTTTTCTGCTTTTCCTGTTCATGTCCGATTGCAGAACGCATTGCATAAAAGGCAATAATTTCAAAGTTGTGTTTATGTAATTCAGGAATTGCAAACCATCTTTTGACTGAAAGCAAATACCTGAAAATTACCACATCATACCATTCATCATAAGGAAGCCGCCTGATATTCAGATACTTCTTTATCAAATCATGGTTTTCTGTTGCAAAGGCTTGTTCTTCCACCGTAAGGGGGCTTCATATTTTGATTTTCGCATGGTCTACCCCCCCGGCTAAATTTGGTTAAGGGGAACTTCAATTCCCGTGTGTTCGGTGAACTTCACGGAAGAAATAAAGTAACTCCAATTTGTCAGCTTCACCGCATAGCCCCACGGGAAAACGCCATCCCGTAAGCCCTGCATAACCCATTCTTTGGATTTTTTCATCAGCTTTGCCGCAAGGGGAACGGGCAAATTCACAACCCCGTCATGCTGAACCGTTGCAGCGGGTTCAAACATTTCAAAGTAGTTATCCTGAACCCCCAACGCACGGGCGATTTCCTGTTTGCGGTCTTTGGAAGGTTCGTTCTTCCCGGAAAGGTATTGACTGATAGAGGATTTACCGATCCCGGTAAGGTCTGAAAGTTTGGATTGTGTCAAATCCAATTCTTTCATAAGGTTTTTCAATTTGTCTGCAAATGTCATGTTCACTTCATCCTTTCTTTGTTCAGCCCTCAATCATGGGGCTTTTGTTGTACTGTTTCTGAATTCTGATCCGGTACTTGCCGCCGATTTCCTCACGGTGCAAAATCCTGAATTCGTTGCCCTTGTCACGCAAGGTTTCAATGTACTTTGCCGCTTCATTCTGCGTGTCGAACTCCAAAACTCGATCAATACACGCTGCAATTACTTTCTTCATCCTGTTCACCGCTTTTCTGTTGGTTCAATCGTTTTGAACTTTCATGGTAAAAAAATATGCTTGAATTTCATCACTTGCCAAATCAAGAACTTCCAATGCCTTTTGAATTTCAGGCTGCTTAAAAGCAATCTTGTTGTTCAATTTCATTGAAATAGTTCTTTCGGAAAGCCCCATTCTTTCAGCGAATACCGCTTGCGTTCCGCATTTTTCAACGATCCTTCCATTTAACTTTGCATAATCGTATGCCATGATTTCACTCCTTTCTTTTCATTCCGTTTTCATACTCCATATTTTCAATGTGGCGGTTCATGGTGTGGAAGCTGCCGGATTGCATCATCACTTCAAAGAACTTTTCAAGTGTATAATCGGCAAAAGGCTTTGTTCCATCTTCCGCAACATATTTACACCATTCAACAAACAACTTGTGAATTCTTCCCATCTGTTGATTGTCCGGGTTGAACCTAACGCTGAATTCCCATCTTGCGGGTTTTAATTCGTATTCTTTGACTTCCGCATCTGTCAAAGGTTCATCATAATCAATATGCCCCCAAGCCGAAAAACCCGTACCGTCAATATATATTTTTTGCGGATAATTTGAAATTTCACATCCCGGCTTTTTGGGGAATGTTCCCGGTGCAACCGGGCGTTGTGTGCTGAAATATCTGTATTTCATGTTCATCATCCTTTCTATTTTGTAGGGGGGAAGAAGCTGTTTAGGCTTCTTCCTCAAACTCTACATTGCAATCCCCGCAAATAACATGAACTTCCTTTGTTGCCCGGATAATGCAGCCACACACGGGGCAAACATATTTCCGGCTTGATTGTTTGGTTTTCGCCGCACCGGGGATTTTCGGAAGGCTCTTTCTGTGAAGTTCAAATTTCTTATCCTGCATACCGTCAACAAAGGCTTTTGCTTCATCATTCAGGCTTGTTTTCGTCCACCCGTATTTTGCATCCTTTTCAACGGTCAAGCCGTGCTTTTCAGCCGCTTCCTTGTATTTCTTATTGTGGTATGTGCCGCCCCGGCTTGTGTCCTGAACCCCAATTTGCAGATTGTAAAGGTGAACCATTTCATGTAAGAGGGTTTCCGCAACCTGTTCAAAAGGTCTTGCAAGGTGTTCAGCACAAATATTGATTTCATAGAAGCCATCATCTTTCTTCATAGCTTCCAAATCTTCTTTTGTCAGGGTGGAAAGGTCTGCAATCTTTTTCTGTTCTCCAACCGTCCACGCCTTCCAAGCGGTACACCATCCATAAGCACCCTTTGTTGTGTCCGGGCTTACTGTGATAACGGGGGTTTGAAGTTCATTGTTATAGAACTTTTCATTGAACTTTGAAAATAAACTTTCAAGTTTTTCAATTACGGGCTTCAAACTTGTTTCTTTCATCTGTGTTACCGCCTTTCTTAATTATCGAACACAACCCGAACTGTTCTATATTCAAGCTGCCGCTGCCAATCATCAAAGCCGAAAGTGTGTTCTTTGCACTCCCATTTGAGATTTACCCCATCCGTGCTATCCGCAAGATATTTCAGGTAATCTTCAATCCGGTATAAATGTCCTCTGTTCCATTGAAGGGTGCTTTCGTCACATTTCCCTTCTTTCATCTTTGAATAATTCAGGGCTACCAATTCGGAATATTCGTTGAAATCCTTAACCAGCTTCAAAATAAAATCTTTCATAATCACTTCATCCTTTCCATGCTTGCCGTTGCAGCGGCTTGTTCGTTGTCGTTTGGTTCAATTCCTTTGAACTTGTCTATATTATAGCACCGGGTTTTGAAGTTGTCAATAGGTTTTTTCAAATTTTTTGAACTTTTTTTCCTAACCCTCTTGAACTTTTCTTCAAGGTGCGTTATAATGTAAGTACCCCAATAAGGAAAGGAAGTGATTGCATGAAGGAATTCACCACGGCTGATAGATTGAAGCAGATCATGGGTGAAAGGGGGTTAAAACAAGTTGATATTTTGGAAGCCTGCAAGCCGTACTGCGAAAAATACCATGTTCAGCTAAAAAAGAATGATCTAAGTCAGTATGTTTCCGGGAAAGTAGAACCCAAACAAGATAAGCTATCTATTTTGGGTTTGGCTCTGAATGTCAATGAAGTTTGGCTTATGGGGTACAATGTTCCCGCTGGAAGGGAAGAATTAGCCCAACTTGAACAGAAGCTACAAAACGAAGCCGCTGCCTGTGAAATGTTTGAACGGTGTTATGGGAAAGAAGCATTTCAAGCGGTCAAACTTTTCCTACAACTTGATACGCTGGATCAAGGGCGTATTATCGGTTCTATGGAAACAATGCTGAATGATGAAAAATATTCCATTCAAAAAGAATCATCAGGCGGGAAGGCAATATAATCTTTGTGGATTTCAGTTCAAGATAAGTTCAAGATAGGTTCAAGTTTCCGGTTCAAGATGAAAGCCTTGAAATATCGGGAAGGTTCAAGTGGTTCAAGTTGTTTTGCATTTCTTTGTAGATATGATTTTTTCAACGCAATTTTGCATTGATTTTGAAAAATATAAAAGAAATAAAAAGGCATCTTGAACTTGAACCACTTGAACCTTGAAAAGTTAATTTCAAATTAAGAAAGGAATTTTGCTATGTTCGGTAAGAAGAAACAGACTTCAACCGGGATTACCGTTTATACTGCGTTTCACCATGTAAACGGGTTGCCCCTCGCTGAAAACCTTCTGTGTGAAGTGTTTTCATACCCGGATAGAATTGAATTCAAAGCGGGTACAACAAATATCAAATTGGCACGGGAAAAAATTACTGATATGTGCCTTAAATTTGATACTGAAATTCAAAATCAGGCGGTTTCAAGTATTGGCGGTGCAATCGCCGGGGGTGTAATGTTCGGAACATTGGGTGCTATTATCGGTGGTAGGGCAAAAAATAAAAAAGTGAAAACCACAACCCAATATTTAATTATCACCTATACCGGGGGACAGGGGGAATTGAAATATATTGGCTTTGATATAAAGAACAATCCCCCTTCTGCTGCAAAGCTGGTTAAAGAATTCCGTGAATTGAATACAAATTCAGGGGTTCAAATCGAACTTTGAAAAAAAAAAAAAAAAAAAATATCCCCCGTCAGTGCTGCAACACCAACGGGGGAAGCGACCATAAATCAGGATGAAGTGATTTAGGCGGTCTGTCTATATTATATCACTTCACGGCTGATTTTTCAAGATAGGCGGTGAAGTTATGAAAAATCCGAATGGATATGGAACAGTAACGAAGCTGTCAGGGAACAGGCGAAAGCCCTATATTGTGAAGGAAGGTATATCAGGAAGGCAAAAGCCTATTGGTTATGCCGCCACACGGGAAGAAGGGTTGATAATGCTTGCCAATTACAACAATGATCCGTGGAATATAGAAACGGATAAAATCACTTTTCAAGAACTCTATGATCTGTGGCTTGAAAAGCGGGCTGTGAAATTGGGTGAATCAAACAGAAGTTCCTTGAAATCAGCATACAAGCATTGTTCCAAACTGAATAAGATGAAGTATAAGCAAATCAAATCATACCAAATGCAAGATTGCATTGATAGTTGCGGTTGTGGGTATTCCACGCAAGGGGCAATAAAGAACCTTTTCGGGCATCTTGACCGTTTCGCAATGGAACTTGATATAATTTCAAAATGCTGTTCTGATCTGCTTACCTCTGATCCAATCCCCGAAACAAGCAAGGAAATTTTCACGGATGAAGAAGTTTCCCGGCTTTGGGAAAATGAAAAATTGGAATGGGTTGATTCTGTTTTGTTCTTTCTCTATACGGGGTTCAGGATTTCAGAAATGATTGCCCTGAAAACGGAAGCGGTTGATCTTGAAGCCCAAACCATGACCGGGGGGACGAAAACAGCGGCGGGAAAGAACAGGATAGTTCCCATTCATTCAAAAATTCAGCACATAGTTCAAAATAGGGTTGAACAATCCAAAAACGGCTATTTGTTTGAGTACAACGGGAAGAAGCTAAATCAAACCCAATACCGGGCATTGTGGGCTGAAATCATGGGAAAGCTGAAAATGCAGCACACCCCGCATGAGTGCCGCCACACATTCAGAAGCCGCCTTGATTCTGCCGGGGCAAACAAGGTGTGCATTGATCGAATTATGGGGCATAAATCCAAAGGAACAGGGGAACGGGTTTACACTCACAAAAATATAGAAGAACTCAAATTGAACATTGAACTAATAACAAATTAGTAACAAAAAAGGCGGGAAGCCCCGAAAAATCAGGGTTTCCCGCCGTTTCTGTGTTCATTATACCATATTTTCCGCCCGGCCGTCCCCTCCATCCCTGCAAAAACCTTACGATTTTCCCATTTTCCCATGCGCTGGGATCCGCCGGGGAAAATCTAGGAAAAAATGGAAGAAAGCGATTGATTTTTTCCCGGCCCTCTTTTATACTGAATGATAAGATAAAGTTTCCTTTTAGAAGGTGAATTTCTTTACATAAAGAGATAGCGGGAGATGTTGTTATGAACCATGCCGTCATCACGATCCCTCTTGCCGATCGTCTGCTCCTCCTGCGGCGCGCCCAAAGGTGGACGCAGGAGGAGGTGGCCGAACGCCTCGGGATTGACCGAAGCACCTATTCGTACTATGAACGGGGCCGCAGCCGCCCCTCTTATGAAAACCTGCTGAAAATTTCGAGTCTGTATCAGGTGTCGTGCGATTACCTCTTGGGCAAGGATCGCCTGCCTCCCCCCTGGAACCGGGCTTGA